TCCCTGATCAACGCCAAGAAAGCGGAGGACAAAAGGGGCGCTTTCTTGGCGTTGATCAGGGATGCGACTCTGTGGGTTGCTCGATCGCAATGGCTAGCAAAGCCAGAGTTTGAAAGCAAAAATTTTCTGTTTCTAATCGGCAGGCAACTGAACGAAAAGATCGCCGAATACGCAGCAAGTTGGCGATCACTTTCTGACGACTTAAAAGTTGGCACGGTGATAAAAATAAGCCAGCCAAAGGCAAAAGAATGGTGCAATTTAAAAGGCAATCCATGTTCTCAAGCAGAAGCCCACATGATTTGGTACGCGACAGCTAGAAAGGCCAAAAAAGAGCCGGATAAATTAACTCGAATTGAATTAGATTACGTTGCTTATTATTTCCCGGATCACGATATTTATACAAAGGTTGAGCTACATGATTGATCCAGCTATTTTAGAGAATTGCTTGCAAGCGGCTTGTTCAGGCCATGGCAAAACTTACAACGACGGAATACTGAAGATGTGGCTCGGCTGCACATCATCAGTGACGACAGACCAATTCGAGGAAGTATTTTGGAGCTGCTGTACTAATGGGATGCCGAAGCCTGCCGATTTACTCCAAAAAATTGCCGGAATTAACCCACAGGGCGAATGGGAAGTAATTATGGGCGTAGCTCAAGGACGCTATGAGTCTGGCCAGATTAGCGGTTATGCTGCTGCCTCCTTACGGCAAATTGGTGGGGTGCGAGCTGTAGCTATGGCGAAAACCGAAGGCCGCGACGGTTACACCGAGCTAGATTGGCTAAAAAAAGAATTTGCAGAAGGGCTGCAAACTAGTGGCTCTGGACTCCCCGCAGCACCAGAAATAATCAGCCTATCAGGAACCACCACAACGGCGCAACAGCAAGTATCTGGAGGTAGCTATGTGGACAGCACGGGCGCAGTTTGCAGGAATGATTACTGTGACGCAAGCGGTAAGGATCGAGCTGATAGCCTGATCCGCTTGTTGAAGGCCGGAGAAATTAAAGTAACTACTACTAAGAATATGATCGGCAGTCGATCACTTAGTGGCAAGGCATTAGAGCGTAGTGGCCAGATTCCGGCAGCACAGCGCGATCGGGTATTGGCGGCGATCGCAGAAATAGAAAATAATTTAGAGGCAACATGAGCAAGGCGTTTAGAAAGCTAGCAAAAGCAGAACTAGCTAGTACCGTCAGCAACTATACAAATAAATTCACGGAAATCCCTAAATGGCAATGGCCTTCAATGTTCCAGGTTGGCGATCACATTCCGGTTTCGGTGTTCATGAGCCGGAAATTCTTAGCTCAAGTATATTCAGCTAAGAATGGATTTTTAAGAATATCAGTTACAAAATGTGAGTTTGGCAAGGGTCGGGTTTTTGCCGATGGGATTAGCTGGGATGAGTTGCAGGAGATCAAGCGGGGTGTAGGTTTTGGCGATAGATTTGCGATTGAGGTCTACCCAGAAGATTTGCAGATTGTGAACGATGCGAATATGCGCCATTTATGGATTTTCCCAGAAGGGCAAAGACTAGATTGCGCTTGGTTGAAATCTAATGCCTAAGCAGAAAACTGTGTTCTCCCTCTTCTGTGGCGCTGGCGGCAAAACTCAGGGTGCGATCGATGCTGGGTATCTCCCGATCGGGGCGATCGATAATTGGCAACCGGCGATCGATGCTTACCGCCTAAACGTGAGCGGCGATGCTTGGTGCCGGAACCTCCTTCATTGCGATCCGAAAAAGTTCGATAAGCCCGACTTACTGATGGCCTCGCCACCTTGCCCTAGCTTCTCAGTGGCCAAGGTTGGGGGCAAGGAAACTTTTACTGATCAATGGCTCTCTGCCAAGGTTGCCGAGTTTGTCGCAGTCATAAAGCCTAAAGCTGTTCTGATTGAAAATGTCCCACCGTACTTGAAATCTAAAAGCTGTCAATTTTTAATCAATAACTTGGTGAGCTTAGGGTATGTGGTGCAATGCCAGATTCTAAATGCTGCCGATTTTGGGGCACCGCAAACCCGGAAAAGATTAATAATCTTGGCTGTGAATCCAAAGAAAGCGGCGCTATTACCGATTACCCAAACCCACTGTAATTGGAACGAGAAGAAAAGCGCCGCGCTTGGGTTGCCTAAATGGCATGGATGGCTGGATGCGGTCGCCGATCTAATTCCTGATTTGCCAGATTCAGTCCTCACCGATCGGCAGCAAGAGGCCGTCAATAAATGCTCTGTTAGTAGTTTGGTGCAGCGTGTCGGCTACTATGGCAAAGAGCCTAGTATTTGGCCAGAGTATGAGCCGGTCGGAACTATCCGGGCATCGTTAGGATCTGATGGCAGAGGCAATAAAAGAGAAAAGTATTTAGACGCTTATCTGGTTAGTGGTGGGTGGCAATGCTGCCCAAGATCCAAAGAGCAACCATCAAATACTCTCACGGCTAGCTCAAAGGGGCGTAGTCGCGCTGTTTTTAATAAAGGGGCGGTTGTAAAAGGCATCAACTCGATTGCTCTTCAACGACTGCAAGGATACCCAGATCGTTGGTGGTTAGGGGATGATTGCCGGATCGCGGTGCGCTTAATTGGAAATGGGGTCATCCCGATCGTTGCCCAGGCCGCTACAGAATCAATCAAATATCTATAGCAAAAATGCAGAACTACCATTCACCGGTGGTTCTGCATTTTTTTTGATTAACTGTAGCAAGTGTAACGAGTGTTCACCAGTTAGACTATTTTTTTGATAATCCTTGATGGGTCGCTTGTTCTAGTTTTGTTCTGTAAAAATCCCACTGATTTTTTGACCATTTAGAGTAATCGATCGGCCGCCCATCACCTAACACATTTTCGGCGATTTCCGCTGATTTGTTTGCCCCCAATTTTTCCGCCATTTTTCGGCAGGTTGTTTTTAAAGCTTCCAACTCATCTAGTATCTGTTTTGCAGCATCACTATTGGGCTTTTTTGGCAATGTAACTGGAGCAATCGCGGCATCATCATGAGATCCTTTGTCTTTCCAGTCAACTTCGTGGAAGGGGATTGCGAATACCTCGGTCAGGGCAATCCGAAGGGCTACAGTCTGGGCTTTAGATAGTGCCTTGTCTTGATCGTCCATTCCGCACCCGATCGAGCAACTGGAAATACTAGAATTATCTTCAGTGTCGGTAAAAGTAAATTTGGCACTGATGACTACATATTCATAAACTTTTTCGTAAGATTCAGGCTGACCAGCTTTAATGATTTTGGTAATAGATTTCTGCTGTAAATCTATTATTTCTTTTGTGATAACGACCCCATGAGTTGCCATCAGAGGGAATATTGCATCAAAAACATCATCAGCTTTCCTTACGCTGACTTGAGCGTTCCCAGCTACTATTTTTCCCTCTCTGCCGATCGCGGGTACTGTGCCCATGATTACGTTAATTTTAGATAAAATGTTCATAATTTTAACCGATGATTTTCAATTAATTTGTTGATTGAGCCTGAAATTGCGGCGTACTGCTCAGATCTGCCGAGCTTTTCGCGTTGCTGGATATATCGGGCTGCTGCTGCCGATCGATGAGCTGTGGACAATTCAGCCATGCGGGTCATCAGAATTTCGAGGTGGTCGATCGGAGTGCTAAATACTTGCATTGTTTTAAGAGTTAAATAGTGAGTGATCTGTGAGTTTCGCCAGTTCTTCATCCGTAAGCCTTTTGAGCTTTTCTTGCCGTTCTTTTGACCGCCGATCGCGGGCTTCAATCTCTTTCTTAGTCATTGCCTGAATCCGATTTGTTTATCCTCCTATTGTGCCTCAAAAGGCATTTATTTGTCCCCAGTAAATTTACGGATCTTCGGCTAACCGTACAACTGCAAAATGATTGCAAATGAATTAATACGCCAAAAGGCGCTAATCACTTTCGTAGTTAGCGCCTTTTGGTATAGTAGACAAATAATTCATGCGATTCTACAAACGCGAAAAAATATGTCTAGCAATAAAATTGTATCAAATTTAGATGGTGGGTTTGGGGAATTAAGCGTAATCGCTCAAGGCGAAGAGCTGGTGGTTGACAGCCGATTGATAGCCGATCGGCTAGGGCTTCAGCATGAAAGCCTTCAGCGGACAATCAAGAAGTACTCAGTAAGATTGCAGGCTCTGGGGAACCTCCGATTTGAAATCGGGACATCTACCAACTCGATAGGAGCAACCCATCAGCCTAGCGGCGATTATCGGAGGGGCTAATCTTGGCCAAGCGATATATCCTCCGCACCACCACAGGCAAATATGTGGGGCGCGGAGTTGGGAATGATGCCGATCCTAGTGCCTATGGATTGGTCGATCGGCCATCGCGGGAGGACTGGCGAAATAGCCGCGATTTGTGCGAACTGGAGGCGACGAACTGGCAAGCTCAGGCCAGAAGACTAGGGCTTTGTTGCCCAGAGTTCACAGTGGTGCAGTCTGACCAGCCGTAGTATATGAGAAGCAGATTTAATGCCGGATCGTTTAATGTTGCGGCGATCGCCCGCACCTTTTTTTTAGAAACTCGCCTGCACAGCTCAACGTCTGCCATAACCCAAGCTTTCCATCCCAACTTATCCGCTAACTGCTGTTGCGTTAGATTTGATCGATACCGAGCCGCTTTAACAGTATAGGCAATTATTCGCCGGGGATTATTGGTATTGTTTTTAGCCCACTGCCGTAAAGCAATCTTGTTTGCCCGGTGGTGGGTTTCGATATTAATCTGAGAGATGAGATGATCGCCAAAGCGGGCTACTAATATATTTAGTAACTCAGCTTGGCTAACCCCGATCATTTTTGCTAATTCAGCGGCATCGCTAGTAGCGGAAATTGGCATATGTTGACATCCAAAATGGTACAAGATGACTGTATTTAACCTTACTATCTCGGGCGATAAAGAGGCTATCAAGCGGCTATCTGTACTAACGGCCAAAGCCGCCAACCTTCGGCCAGCGATGCAGTCGATCGGTGAGTATATGCTACGCCAAACCCGAGGCCGATTTGATAGCAGCACGGCTCCTAATGGCTCACCTTGGGCACCGCTAGCGGCCAGCACCATAGCCGCTAAAACAAAAAGCCAAGATCGGAAACAGAGGAAGGGAGCCAAGAAGCTGTACAAGCGGACTAGAGCTAATCCTAGCGATATTCTTAAGGATACTTTTTTACTGAGAGACACGATTACTTATCAGGTGGAGGGCGATCAGGTGGCGATCGGCACTCCTCAACGGTATGGAGTCTTTCACCAGCTAGGGACAGGCCGTATGACTGCGCGGGTATTCCTGGGAGTGAGCAAGGGTGATCGATCGGAGATAGAGGCAATCGTGGGCGACTACCTCAAAAAATGATAATCAAATTTGATTATCTGTTATGATATCGACGTTCCTACCTTTATTAATCAGGGTGCAAGCGGATGGGGTTGAGAGAGGTTGAGATTTTTTACGCGGGCAAGCACACCGACTATTCTGGTCGATCGGTGCCAGTTTCGCGCGAGGAACTTAATCGATCGGTGGCTCACTTTAACCAGAGCGGCCAAAAGCTACCATTAGTAATGCGCCATCCCCAGACGAATGAACAAGCGTTCGGCTACGCCACTCGATTAGCTATCAACCAGGCTGGGCGTGTGGTTGCGGCTGCCTATGATGGTCTAAGCGATGGCGCGGCTACGATCATCAATGCACTTGGGGCAAAGATATCGGCCAAGATTCGGCTACCAGGCAACCCGGCCAATACGAGTGATGGTATCGAATTCGATCATGTTGGCTTTTTCCCGAAAGGGGAGAGGGTGGCACTCGATCGATTAAATGTGGCGCAATTTGGAAGCGCCCAAGTATCCTTTATTAGAGTGGCGAGTATGACCGAAGAAGAGCTACAGGCCAAGATTGACGAGCTAGACGCTCGGCAGGCTGAAATGGATCGTAAGTCGGCTCAGTTTGAGGCTCAATCTCAAGTGGTGCCGATCGTTGCCGAATTGGTGGCCAAAGGCGCGATCGCTCCTAGCGATCAGGTTGGCATGGTGGATGTTTTTACGAAGCTGGCTATGGTACCCGGCGATCAATTTAATGCTGCGTTTGCGGCTGCTAAAGATGGCAGTAATGCAGCGGTATCTTTTCTGGCTGTCGCGATCGGGAAAAAAACTATTCCTTACGGCAAAGATAAATCAGCGCCTGATGAGGCTGAATTTGCTATGGAGCCGGACGGCGATGAAGATCCATCCATGATGATGGACAAAAAAATCAAAGCCCACATGAAGAAGAATCCGGGCATGAGCTACGGGGCTGCGATGGAAGCCTGCGCCAAATAATCCACAAGTAAATAGTAAAAACTGAAGGTGAATTTATGCCCATGTCCTTGGCTGCCTCCGAAATGGAGATCTACTCGATCGATGCCCAATTACCGATCGGTGCCCCCGCAATACAGCGGGGAATTGGGGTTAGCAACAATCCTGGCAACCCACTGATTAATTCAACCCCTGGCAATGGATTTTTTGGCGTATTGGTAGAAACTCAGCTTCCGAACGCTACTGGGGCTATCAAAACTGTACAACTGCCGTGCTGTAACCGTGGCTTGGCCGAAGTTTTTGTATCGGTCGCGGTGACTCGGGGCGCTGCTCTGACACTTGATGGCGCTAATAACTGGGTGCCTGCAGCAGGAGGGCAAAAAGCTTTTGCTCGTGCTCAAAAAGCGGCTCTGGCTAACACTTATGTGCTGGCCTTGATTCACAACGAAGGCTTTCTCTAATCTCTCACTATTTTTTTATCAGGGTGAACGAAAAATGGGAATACCCATAAATACGGCGGATACCAAGTTTGATTATGTGTTGCAAAATTTTGCGATGCGGCTTGGTAATGGCTCTTTGATCGCAGATGAATATGCACCGATCGTGCCTAGTGATCAGTACAGCTTTAAGTACCCGAGGTTTGATGATTCGGCGCTGACCTTGTTCAACATGGATCGGGCGTTTGGTGCTCGGATCAAGCATTTTAGCTGGGACTTCTCGACCGATCGGGCTGAAATTACGCAAGAGGCGATCGCCTACAAGTTGACTAAAGAATCTTTGCGAGCTGTTGGGGTAACCGGGGTAGCACTGGACAAGCAGGCGACTCGCAAGACTAATTATGCGCTCGATCTCAGTCGCGAGTTTCGGGTTTCTCAATTAATCAGTAATCCGCTAAACTTCCCAGTCAGCAACCGCCGGACATTGATCGGCGCTACTCAGTGGAGCGATCCTGTCAACTCCACTCCGAGTCGTGATATTGACTTGGCAAGGACGGCAATTTTCGACGCAACAGGTTTTTATCCTAATGTGTGTGTGTGTAGCCTGAATGCCTTCAAGGCGCTGCAACGCCATCCGGAAACCCGGAACCGTTTTAGCAGCAATTCCAACACTATGAACAACTTTTTTGCTGATGAGCAGGCATTAGCCAAGGCTTACGGCCTTGGGAAGTTGATAGTGGGGAATGCGGCCTATCGCCCAGAAGGCGCGCCCCTGACCGATCCAAGGCTCAAAATGTATAACAATATGTTTTGGTTGGGCTATGTCGCTGAATTCAGTGACAAGTCCAGTATGTTGGATGCGGAGCAGTCTTATGGTGATGTGGCCAGTTTCAACGGCCACCCTGAGGCGGATATGGGGCAAGCCAGCGCCCTTTATACTTTTGGGATTAGAGATGAGGTTAAGGTTTTTGAGCCTGTTCACTATGATGAAATGACTCGATCGTACTATTACCCAGCGGTATCGAATCGCACTCCTGTAATCACTCAGGCTACAGCTATGTATCTATTTTCTAATGTCAGTGCTCTGGCAGGTTAACTATGAATTTAAAATGTTTGACGGGTGATTTGGGCTTTGCTGTCGGCATCGTGTTAGCAGATAGCGTGATCGATGCTGGAACGGCTAAGCAATATATTAGCTGGGGATTATTGGAGGAAACTACCGATAAGCCGACTGATGAGGTAGTGAACGAGCCAACGCCTCAAGAAATAGCTGCGGGTGTTGCTGATGAAACACCGATCGACGATCTCACTGATGAGGAGTTGGCGAAACTCACCGAACCAGAAACCGATAAGTAAATGCAAACGACTAACCAGATTGCCACCCATGCTTACTACAAGATTGCCAATGCAGCCACGGGGCTAGATGTTGGGTCTGTCCATGCGCTCATGGCGGACATGGGCGATCAATGGGTGATGTTTGGCCTTTGCGATCATTGCGATCACAAGGGCGAGTTAATCCCGATCGGGCAGCAGTTACTTTTCGCCGTAGGGCAGGAGCACAACGGCGACACTGTGCAAGTTTTGGGCAAGCCTGAAATGCACTATGTGACCAGTTTACCTAATGGCGAAATCGATATTAACTCCCAAGCAACCAACGCCGACGAATTAAAACATCGGCGGATGGTGAAAGGCGATGAAATCCGCAAGGGCGCTTAATCATGGCATACGCTACGGCTCAAGATTTTATCAGTAGATTCGGTGAGAAGGAAGCCAAGCAGCTTTCTAATCGCAACTCGCCCACTTTGACCACCCCTAACACCGATCGGCTCGATCTGGCGTTAGCCGCTGCTAGTGGGATTATTGATAGCTGGCTGAGTGGTAGATATGCTGTGCCCGTTGCTATTCCGCAGGCGATCGAGCCATTGAGGCATCATTGCTTAGTACTAGCGCGATGCGACCTAGATAATATCTCCAACAGAGAAAAGGTTCGAGACGATTGTCAGCTCACCTATGACTGGCTAAAGCGTATCGCCGATGGCCGAATTAAGTGGGGTGAGCCGGGGCTACCAGGGCAAGCGGATCTTAATGGATCTACTACCGGGGCAAGAGCAAGGGCGAAAGGCCGTAAGGCTCCTGGCATCGATTTGAGGGGATATGACTAAATAAGGGAGACCTATATGAAACGTTACATGTTTGGATCTAGCAATCAATTACTGATACTGACTGAGCACGGAGAGGTAAGACTAATCCCAAGGAATAATGGCAGCCTTAACTATCACCGAATTTCAGCAACTGATTATCGATCGACTCACTGAGGCATTGCCCAATGTGACGATCGAGAAATGCCCGTTTGACCCGGCAATTTTAGGAGAGCCGGTAACAGAACAGGCGATATGGGTGGGGCTAGATGCCATCAGCTCACAGTCACCAGAAGACGGGGCAACTCGTCGAGAGCACTGGAGGCAGTCAGAGAGTTGGCGGTTCGTACTGGTACTGAGATTATTTGATCTCTACTATGCAGACGAACAGCTAGATTATTTAGCTGTTATTCGATCGGCTATCACTGGCCTCGGTTCTATTGAGGCTGATAGCGCGGTCGGGCTGTGGCACCAAAACACAGCACCAGGGCAATTTTCTGAAGGGCTATGGCTATACCAATCGATCTGGCAAATTGATCGACATTACACACAATATTTTGAGCAAGAAAATTAAGAGGTTAATCTAATGAGTCAGGGTTTATTCTACGGCAGTGGATTTTTGTGTATCGAGACCAAAGGGGCGATCAAAAAAGGGTTTTTCCCAGCAGCGATCGACTTTTCATTGGACGGCGCTTCGGAGGAAGTAACCGCAAAAGGATTTGTTGGTGGCCGTGAAGTAATCACAGGTGCCGCGTTGAAGGGTGAGAATTACACGATGAAGCTTGGGTTTGAGGCGCTAACCTGGCTCACTCTGCAATTGGTATTTGGCCGCTTGGCCGCAACCTCCACAAATATTCAATCGGCACAAGTCCGAACCAAACGTGTCGATAGTTCGGGAGAAATGAATGACCCAGACATTCTTGCTGTGGTCACACCTGCATTCCTGGCTCAGGTAATCGCCACCAATAACGCCAGTGATACGCTGCTGCAAGAAATGCCTCCAGCGACCGCAGCATCAGCACTTACTCCAGGGCAATTTAAAATTGATCGCACAACCAACAAGCTGATTTTTAATCCTTCACAGGCCGGGAAGCTGATTAACTATCGAGTCATTACTCAGGTGCCATCGATCGAAACTTTGGGGTTGGAGCTTGGTACAGAGCAACTAGACCTAGTAAGCTTTAGCGGTCTGGCTTACGGCAGCGGCGGTACTAAATACGGCAAATTGGTGGTGCCCGAAATGGCTCGAATCAAGGTGCCTAGCTTGTCGTTTGCGGGTTCGGCAACTAAAGCCGAAGTGGAATATCGGGTCAATCAGACCGATGCCTCCGAATTGCCTTGGTACATCGAAAAACTGCACTAACCTTATGCGCTGGATTGAGCTGGGTATCCTTGCTGAGATCGTGGATCGATCGGGCACCATTCGCAAAACTGCGGGGTGTTCGATCGTCGGACGGTTTCAGTTTCAGGCTAGACTGTCTCGGCTAATTGAGATAGTGCAGGCCGCTGAAAACTCTGATCAGCCATGGGTTAATCTGTACCGAGACAATCATGAATTTCAGCACAACCTAGACGAGGTGCTTCGGCTAAACTGTCTGGCCGCTGAGTGGTTCACAGCCGAGCAGTTGGAGTTGTTGATATTTGGTGCTGATGGGGAGCCAGGAGACCTGGTAAAAATTAATTCCCCCAAGGTGCAGAATTCCGATTCTTCTGACAAACCTCAGACGCTAGGAGAATGTATTAGTTGCTTGGCTGGGGACTTGGAAGCGGCGATCAAGCTAGCTACTGAGCTACCGGCACAGGTAGCATTCGATCTTAATGCTGCCCAGAACTTTAACAGCCTCACCGATGAGCAGAAGGCAGAGAAGGAGAAGGCCGAAACCATTGCCCAGATTAGAGCTGGAAACGATCTAAACACTTTATGGGGCACGCTAGGTGAAACTGATTAAATGTCTGATTTAGCTCTTAAGTTATTGATTGGAGCCGAAGGCGGCGCTAGCACAGTAGCTCAATTGGCCGCTGTGCAACGCTCGATCGAGCAAACAGCAGCCCAGTCACCAGGCATCACCAGATTAGCCAATACCTTGGGGGGTAGTTATTCTGAGGCCAAAAGATTTGCTGAGGGACTGGGATTAACTGCTGAGCAGGCGCAGAGATCGATCGAGAGCCTTCGATTGCTTAATGCGGTTGGGGCTGATAGCTACGCCAAATTTGCCACCTTGGCCGCTCAAGGCAAAATCACAGCCGAGCAGTTTGGGGCACTTGATAAGGCGGCGCAGGCTAATAAAGGCAGCCAGAGCCAATTGTCTGAGGGGCTAGGGCAGTTAGCTTTTAAATTTAATAATGTAGTGCAGGCATTGCAGACATTGAAAGCCGCTGCCCAGCCGGTTTATGATGCTTTGATCACGTCGAATGAAAAGCTGAATGCTCAGATCCTAAGTAGCCAAACCAATTTAGCCAGTAGTAGCCGGGTGTTTCAAGGCGGATCGGAAATCACCGATCCTACTGCCAAGATTAACAGTACAAAAACACAGATCAAAAATGCTTTAAAACAAGTGGAGCGAGATACTCAAGAACTAGTAGGGGTAACTACAGACCAAGTAACCGAGCTCTTTAAAATCACCCTAACTAATGCTGCGAGTTTAAACAATCAGAGCAAGCAGTTTCCGGATGCTATCAGTGCAGCTACCAGCCTGACCAAAGGTTGGGCAGCATCTCTCAAGGTCGTGGGGATCCCGTTGGCTCAAGCCAGCCAGGAGATCAACTCGATCGCGAAGGGGCAGATCGACCAAAATAGCCTACTAGCCAAAAACCTAAATATTACTAATGACCAGGTAAACACTTGGAAAGCTCAAGGGCGGCTAGTTGACGAGCTAAACAAGCGGCTGGAGGTGTTTGTAGCCGGTAATGCCATTGGGGCAAGATCGATCGAGGGTATTGGCTCAAATATCAAAGATTTATTTGAGCGCATTACCCGAATTAGTGGTGAGCCGTTGTTAGAGCCAATAATTAAAGCCCTAGATCAAGTTGAGAAATACCTTAAAAAGAACGAGGTAGCCATTACTAACTTTTTTCGCGGGCTATCGGAATCGGCTGCTGGTGGAATTGATTCATTGTCTAAATTTGAACCGTTGTTTCGCGCGATCGAGGACTCTGTAATTAAGCTTGCCCCGATCGTTTCCACCTTATTTAAGGCGGCGATCGATGACACTGTGATCGTAGCTCAGGCAATACAGGAGTACCTAAAACCAGCGATTACGACCATTAGCTCTGCCCTAGATCAACTGGGTAAAATTAACGACTTGATCAATTATCAAGGCGATACTGACGCGCTTGGTGCATTGGAGCAATACGGCGAACAGCTCCTGAAACTCCAGGACGCGATCGGGCAAAATGGCATTGAGTTGAGAAGGTTACAAAAAATCGAAGAATCAGGTATCCCATTATCTGCCGAACAGGTGAAGCAGCGCAAAGCTTTGCTAGCTGCCAATAAAGCACTTACCCAATCTGCTAAGGACGAGGCTACCGAAATTAGCAAGGTGCAGGCCAATAACCCGGCTATCATTGAGCAACGCAATAATTTAATTAAGGGGGCTGAAGCCCAGGCAGCCGCTAGCGAGAAGAACGCGGGCGGTATTAAATTAGAAGCTAAATTGCTTGATGATTTGGGTAGTACACAGGAGCTATATGCTAAGCGAGTGAAGCAGGCCAGGGAGCTGATCAACAAAGATGGTAATGGCGATCCGGCTCAATTTAAACAGGCACTAACCGACAGCATCAAATTGGCTGAATCTGGAGCAAAAGCCAAATACATCAATACTGAAGCGGCTCGATCGGAACTTGAGGCTATCAAGGGCAATACCAAGGCTGAGTTGGAGATCCGCACACAGGCCAAGGACGCGATCGAATCTCTTTACAATGCCCGAATTGGCAAGGTCAAAGAGCTGATCGAGGTCGGGCAACAATCCAATGAGGGGGCGATCGATGAGCTGGCTAAGATTCGAGATGACGCGGGGTTGGAGGCAGCCACTAGAAAAAAAGCTGCTGACGAGATCATTGGTATTACCAAAAACAGGATTGCTGCTGAAGCCGCAGCGATCACGGCCAGTATTGCCCAAGTCGCTCAACTCAAGGCCAACGAGAGACTAGGTGAGCAACAGGCAGATTTAGAAACTACTCGCCTAAAAATAGCTGAAATTACCAAGCAGCAGGAAGCCCAGCAAGCAGCAGTTGATAATGCTCAAAGTGACCAAGCCCGAAATCAGGCGATCGCCGAATTGGCCAAAACCGAGGCCAGTAAATTGCAAATTATTGGTGAATATCAGGAGAGAGGCCGCAAAGCCATTCTTGGCGGGTTTGACTCTCAGCGCCAACTTATCAGCGCTCAACGGGAAATCGGCCTGTCCAGTGAGCGGGAATATCAAGATAAGCTGCTATTGCTAAACGTAGGGCAATTAGATGAGCAGTTGGCGCAACAAAATCAATCTCTCAGCAGATTAGCCGCTGCTGATAGTTTTGGCCGTGAAAAACTGTTGGGGCAAATCGCTGAAACTGAGGGCAAGCGCCAACAATTAATTAAAGGATACGATGCAAAAATCATTGATCTGGAAAATATCCAGTATGAGAATCAGCTAAAAGCCTATGAAGCATACAAAACTACTAGCCAAATCTCTGAATTCGAGTTTGCTCAATTACGGCTACAGAACACCTTGGATAGATCCGATCGGGAGATCGAATTACTCCAGTTAAGTCTCACGCGATTGGGCAAGGCCGACACTGAAGGGAGAGCGGCGATCGAAGCCAAAATCAGGCAATTAATTACTAAGAGAATTGGTGCTTACGACGACCTTTACAAAGCCGAACTCGAGCAAATTAAAATTTATCAGGCCAAGGCCGCGCAATTGTTGCAGCAAGCCGAAATCAGCCGGAATAAAGAAATTCAGCGGGATGCAAACCGCCAGATCTCCACACTCGAGAAAACTGAACAAGCTAAGCTTGACCTACAAAAAGACAGCCTAAATGCCCAGTTGGCAGCAGCTACGGAATCAGAGCGGGTGCTGGCTACTTTGGCTAATGAGGTTCGATCGCCAGAGAGTGAACGGGCTTATCAAAATGAGGTTCAGTCAGCCAGAATCACCACGGCTCAAATCACCCTGAAATTGTTGGAGCAGGAGGGGCAGCAGATTGGCTTTAACCGCACCCAAGCCATTAAAGCCATCGAGGATCAGCAGGCAGCTCGATCGCGTTCTGCCGATGCCCAATTAGGCCAAATCAATACAGTCTTGGCAGCGCAAACCCGCGCTAGTCGGGCGACTGAGGCCGGTTTTGGCAAGCAGCAAAACCAGATCGAGAATATTAGCAAGAGCTTGGAGCGGCAAAACAATCTATTCCAGGCGCGGGTGAACTTGGCTAGGGCTCTGGAGGGTGCGGCAGACGCGCAAGGAAATATCGAAGGCGAAAAAGTGAGAAGCGCGATCGAACTCACTAGGCAATTACAGGAAGGCAATTTAAGCGATCGGCAGAGGATTGAAATTCAAGATCGATTGAATCAATTGGTGGGCAGTAACACTCAGACGGTTGCCCAGCTCACCGCCAAACAGGCGCAGGTTGAGCAGGACGCAGCCAGCAGAAAGGCTGCATCGCTCCAGTTGGAGCAGTCGATTGCTCGTCAGAATTTAGCGATCGACCAATCAAAGAACGATCTGGCTAACAAGCGATTATTGATCGAGGCACAGATCGCCGAATTAAAGGCCAAGCAAGCCGTATTAGATGCCCAAGCGGCATTACAGGCGCAGCGCATCAATGATCAGCGCTCAATCACCGGCGCTCAATCGGAGGTGGATAAGGCCACAGCACAGGCACCAGGGCGCGATCGCGATCGGGCGGTTGCAGATGCCCAAAGTAAATTAGAACTAGCCAGACAGTCTGCTACCAGTAATCAGGCCAATGCTCAGCAGTCGATCGACCTTGCCAAGCAGCAGGTTACTTTCGCCAGTGAGGCCGTGAGCCAAGCCAAAGCCCAAATTAGTCAACAGGTGATAATTAATACATTGCAGCAGCAAACCCTTGATATCACTCAGGCCACGGCTCGATCAACCTACGATGCTGCCGAAGCTATGCGCCAATATGCCAGCGCAGCGGAACGGGCTAAAGTGGCAGCTACGGGTATATCTCCACCGGTGCCCACGTCCACCACTCAGCCAAATATTGCTATCCCCCAGTTTGGGCAACCAAATCTATTGCCAAATGGTGCGGTGAATGCGTTCAATTCAGCAGCGATCGAGCAAGCGGTGAAAGATTTGCAGGCATCGATCGAGCGCAGGCAGCCCAAGCTAGAGCAAATAAACAATATCTCTGGGGTTGGGGATGATGGAGTTAGAAAACTGATAAAATCACAATCAGCAGCACTTTCTACGGCAGCCAGCCAAATATAAGCATGTTCGTCACTTGGCGGGGAACCGCAGCCGCAAACATAATCACTGGTAGCAACATAGCTCTAAGCACCCAAACTAGTGATGTATTGGTACTTAGTGATTTTTTGGGCGATGCTGGGCAAGCGCGGCAATTTGAGCAGGATAATTGGCCATCAAGCGATGGTCGATCGCTTGATGGAATTCTGCGGATCAAGGGCAAGAATTTGGTGCAATATCCAAAAATCTGGAAGTGCTCATTTTTGGTAAAGCCCGCACAGTTGGCACTTTTTGAGCAGTTACAGGATGCCCAGGGTGCGATCAACGCCCAGCTTAGAGTGCAAGATAATTGGGAGGCGATCGGCACACCTGTAAATGTCTGGATGGATACCAAGCCAGGGTATAGGCGTGCGATCGGCAGTAGCTGGCACAATCTCACATTTGATTTATACGAGGTAGCCTAATGGGAGCGGTTCCAGGGGTGGGAGTTGTTGGTGAGGTTCGATCGGCTAGTTATCAAAAAGGGCAGATATTTAATAGGCCAAAAAAAGCGTTTGATGGCTGGGTACTGTTCTTGGTCGAGTACCAGTACCAGGATGCTTACAATCAGCTATACCCGGAGTTTGAAATAAACCCACTGTATGTGTCTAAACCTACCGGGTTTGGGATTGAAATACCCGCTGTTGAAGGACGGCCATGGCCTGACGCGACTAGGCTGTTTTATAGTGCGGGCAAGGTTCGGTTAGTGCCAAAAGAGGCTCAGTATGATTTTGCGGCAACGTCTGATACTCCAGTCGAATGGAAATCACAGCAGATCTATGATCGGCTAGACATCACTGGTACAAATAGAGTTGTAGGTAATGTTATCGGATTCAAGCTAAAAGACCTGCGCAATGTAGCCCAAGGCAACGATTATTCAGTTGAGTTTTCATACGGTCGAGAACACTATTACAACAATATCGACAACGCCCAAAAAGTAGCGGTTGGGGTAGGGCTAACAGGCTTCGCGTCTCCATTGCTTTTAACCAATATTTCGATGCAGTTGGCTGATGATTTCGTTACAATTGTTGAGCCATCGAGCCTGTACCTGAGCGTAGCGAGGAAGCTGTACAATTTTACGTTGATATCTGCTACGCCCGCAGAGTTGCGACAGGTGACGAACTCGACTCCCCCAGAGATTGTTAATGGGCAGCAGGTCGGAGCAATTCTTAGTCAATCTAGCTCTATCGTATTTGGTCTTGATGTGGCAAATCCAGAAAATAGTAGCTACAGCTTATTTACAATACCGCCGCCGCCGCCTTTTGTCCCGCCGCCGATCGGGACTCTAAGGACTTGGACTAATACCTCAACTTCCTATATACCAAACAGTCCGCTTTCACCACCGCCATGATAGATTTAATCAGATCACAACAACTGCACCACCAATATCAGCAGCGCATTCAAACAGCACCGCCACAGCCGATCGCCCAATACCAAGGGCGCGACAATGCCACAGGCCAGCGTAAGCTATTAGTTGCTGATGGCGGCAGTATTAGCGGTAACTATTTGAGTGATACAGTGCCGCTATCAGTACCTCAATATCAGCCAGCGAGGCTTGGACTGCCCGGATTTATTATCAGTAATTAGCCGTGATTTTAGACTACAGAATACCTCCGTACCAGCTATTAATTGGTGGTTTTGATACCACGCAATTTGTCGATGAAATATCGCTGTCCTTGCCGATAGCCGAAATGGGGAGCTTGCTGGTCTGGACTGGTAGATTTAAACTCACTTACAACGTCAAAGCCCAACAGTTGGGGTTAAGTGAAGATGAGTTTGACAGTTGGACTCGCCCAAATCGGTGGCGGCCTGCAAAGAGCGCCGTCAAATTAAAGTTGCATGGCTACGATTTTCCTGCTCTGCGGATTGATCGGTATGCCTACAATCGGCAGACTGGTGAGGGAGAGGGCACGCTAACCCAATTGCTAGGATCGGTGGCCACAGATCGCCCAGCAGAAATACAGGTAGGCGGGGCGATCGCCAGTGGTGGAAACTCGCCACCATTTACGTCGGTGAATTCGTTGATCAGCAGATTAATTGGTGAGGCTTTTCGGGGCAGCACTGTGCTGCCGTCAGCGATCACCTTGGGCAACAGCTCTGGGAATTACTATGGCCTATTAAGTAGTCGAAACCCTGCTAGCGATGCGCAGCGGTTACTTGGCGGCCAATGGCTATGGGCGCATGTTGATAATACCGAGGCTATCCGATCAGTTTCCGGCAATGTTGCTGGAAAGCCGGTAACTTTTAGCCGCACACTGAGCCAAATTGAGTGGCAGCCATCGATCGATCACATTGATTTTGCCGCTGAAAAAGTGATTGCCGCTGGGGCCTACCAACGGCCAGCCGTGGTGCCATGCGCTGCCAATCCTCAACCGCTAAATACTGCCTTGGATGCCAAGGGGCGACCAAGATATACAAAAGTGGATGAACAGCAGCCGTATAACAAAGTTTACACAGTGCCCGCTAGCACCACGCTCTCCCCAACTTTAGGCGAGGTCAAATGGATTTTCTATCAATATGTAGACGATCAAAGTTTGTCATTTCAGGCATCTACTTTTCTGCCTGCAAACCTATCTTTTGATGCTCAGATTGATCGGCCATTAGACAACCAGCCTATTGATAGCCCATACCAAACTATTACCGTTTACGAACAACCAGCGGGGCGAGTCTTTCCAAAACTCGGGGCTGCTGGTAATTTGATAGTAGCCCGGGTTGAAATCCAGTCAGAGCGCAGGAAAGGATCTTGGGTGCCTGCTGGAGTGATAGATCCGGTCGGGCAAGCCAACAATACAAATTTAATTGTTGAGCGGTACGAAATAGTAAAAACAAAGCCAGTGATTGCGGGCAGCGAAGATCACAGCGGCGTGGCCAATCCGGCTACTGGTAAGCCTGGGTGTTTGACTCCAGCACCCGTAAAGGAGGATCGCCAACCTTTGCCGGAATATCCATTAGAAACCGTGCCAGTGAGCGGTATGGCGATAGTTAGGCCGATCGGGTGGGAACCAATCTATAAGCGCAATTTAGTGGTAGATGTGGGCTTTTGCCCAAGTGTAGGACAGGCCAATTATTTGGCGCAGCAGATAGCCGATCGGGAGTGGAGGCGGAGGGATTCGATCAAAATTACGATGCCACTCCCGATCGAGTGGTTGGCTGCCGGTTGCCCACCACTGCCAAGGGTGTTTTTGGGTGACGGCAACTTTGAGGCTGATGGCCTAATATTGGCTATCAGCAACCAGTCGGAGAGGTGCGAGTTCGGATTCGTGGCGGCTAGGATCGATCGACTAGGAGTACCGATTACCTCGCCGATTACTCCGGTAGCGATCAATTGCATTGTTGAGGTACGGATATCTAGCCGAATCAAACCACCGATCGCCATATCTGAGACCTCGACCAGGTATATTGGGGCGGTAAGAATATCTTCGGCGCTGGTTGCTGGCGGAGGAGGAGGAGGAGTACCATGATGATCGCAATACCAAGTAACACCGCTTTATTAGCCAAAAATGAGGCTTTTTTCCCTCAAGGAATTACTAATGGCTACTTATTATTACTAACTGGTGATTTGCAGCCAGCAAACACGGTGACAGCCGATATAGGATTAGGCCTCATCGTGTCGGCAGTCCCCCATGGGCTAGTAAGTGGTAGTCGTGTTCGGTTCGCCACCGACGATACACTCCCTAGCCCGTTAGTTGTTGGCGCTGATTATTATGCTGTGGTGGCATCGGCAACAGAGGTACAGCTTTCTACCACCTTGGGCGGCTCACCGCTCGATCTAACATCTATTGGTATTGGCTCACACACGATGCTAGAACAAAGTATTAAGGCTGATGACCCGCTGAATGTAATCATTAATAAAGAGCTGCCTAGTGGCGGTGTCTACAGCAGGCTACCCGTTAGTTTTTTACCCGCTGCGGCGATAGTGGCCAATGAGGCGATCAAATCCAAGGTCGTGACCTTGGTAAATACTGGCACCACGTCGATCGCGCATCGATCAACAATGCTGATCTACGGTGGCACCGCAACGATCGGGGATATCACGGGTATTAATGGCTACGAGCTGGCTACAGAGTTAGCCGATCAATATACAGCGGCTGGTCAGACTAGGGATTTTACTCTAGAGCTGACGGTGCGGGCTGCTTAATCAAAAATTGCTTGGTAGACCCGGAAATCGATAATTTCACCGCCCAATTGTGCCGAAACAAAAACACGCACTTTGGGCGCTACTTTTTGGCCAATTTTGATAAGTAGGCAGCCAAGGCTGATCGCCAGTTTGATCAATACGGTGACGGCTACAAAGGCAATCAGGACAAGGATTAGCGGGTTTAGTGACTGAGAAGCTGTCATGGGGTGTTTCTCGACTGGAGCAGGCAATACAACTTCATCAAGAGTTTGGTACTTTACATGCTCGGCAGCGATCAAAGATGCTGCGGTGTTGCGGGGCTTGCGTGTGCGGGTGGCGGTGGTGGTGGACATTTGGGGGTACCTGAAAGGGCTAATAGGGCGAGCGCTTGGAACGGTGCGCTTATTCCCCATTTGTAACCTTGCCGGTGCCCGATCTCTAACCGTAAATCTACGGAGAAAGACAAAAATCAAAATCTGAGAATCTGTATTTATGCTTAAGGTGAGCAGCGTCACATCCCAAAAAGTTTTATGCTATTGGAATAATAAAACTTGGTAAATTTTATGGTTAGCAGCAAATCTCTTTTAGAGTGCATCTCTCAGCTCGAAACAGCTCGGGCTATACTAATAAAGAAATTACGAGATTCAGGGTGTGATGGAACTATCTTCGATCGAAGGTGCGCAGATCGTGAGAGCGCTGGATTTAGCCACGTACCAGTTAGAACAACTGGTAAAAGAAGTGGGCAGCCACGATCGGCAGATTGAGGAGCTAAGCAAGCAATTGGGAGAGGTTAAGGTCAGCCTAGCCCTTATGGCAGCCAGCAAAACTCGATCGGATCTTTCGATCGCCGCTTTGCCAGACTACCTGAAAAAGACTGATTATCTATTCGATAGTCAGCAACGGATGCAAAATAACCTGGACACCATCAAGAATCAAACGTGGGGCGCCTTCTTATCCGCGATCGCAGTAATGATTGCTAGCTGGGTGTGGCAGGCTCAAGGCAAGCCCGCCAAGGCTGCCATCAATGAGGCGGGGTATCATCTTGCCCACCACGCAGATCCGATCGCTTCCCTGAGGCGTAAGCTATAAATGCGGCACCTAGGCCAAGCATTCCTTCGCCGGTCTTTTCGTACCGGGCATCGATCCAACCAGACGCGGTTGCAACAAGTAAGCAACTGCCTACCAAGGCGATCGCGCCTGCTAAATTAGTTAAAGTATCTTTTAAGTTATACCCGGTCAACATGTTAAATATTGCATCTACTACGTTCTTAATCCTAGCGGGGGTAGCCACGATCGGGGTAATATTGCTGATTATTTTGGCGGTGGTTTACCATGGAATTGCCCAGAGCTGGGCAGAAGCTCTGGGCATGAAGCGCAAAAAGTAAGAAAAAGTAAGTTTTGGTCTAAATGCCCAATTCCAAAATTGTGGTATCAACGATCGAATTTTCGGCAAAGCTAACCAGCTCTGACCAGTCACTAATATTCGTGTCAATTGCGGCCTGACAAAGTGAAACACTTGCAGTAGCAAAGGGCGTGTTTTGGTTAGCGGCGATCAAGTTGGTTAAGGACATTTAGCTTCTCGGTGCGGAATACATCATTTGTATCCTTGCCGATACCCAATCGCTAACCGTAAATACACGGCATTTTGCAGCTAGAATCACCGCATGGATATTGAGATCTCTAAAAATTTACTGCCAGGGCTATCGATCGGGGCGCGTCAACTCGCCCTAAATGGCTTTGTCCACAAAACAGCTACCGAGAGCATAGTGGCTCAGATTGCGGCTGAATATGCTGAAGTGGTGGAGGCTGAAAAAATTGATCGGGCGCGGCTGCTGTGCATTGGCAAGATCGAGCGGTATTTGAGCGATCGAGATCAGGCTGTGCTACTTAGCAAGCTCAATACTAAGGTGATCGACCAGTCCACAATGGCGGTAGTCTTGGAGCAGCAGGCGGTAGCTTGCTACCAAGTGATGCAGTCGATCACCGATGAGATTGCAGCTCTGGAGCATGAGCCAAACCCTATAAAAAAAGCGGCGTGGCGGCATGAATTATTAAAACAGATGGGTGATTTGTCGGTGATATCTGGCAATACGGTTCGATCACAGGTGATGATCGCTAAGTTCGCGATCGAGCTGCCGTATCGTAAAGAGCAGTTATATGGCGTGAAAGACAAGCCACGAACCGAAATCACTCCAGAGTTTGTGATTGAAATGGAAAGAATGCTAGGAGTGCTGCCTTACGATGAAAACTTTGAGCCTCAGCCGGTAGAGATAGACAACTTGTAGATGCTCGCCTACATCCGATCTCTGGATACTCCAAAACCCAAATTCAAGTTTTTCCGGCCATCTCAACTAGCGCTAATCGCTAACGATGCCCGCGATATTGTCGTGCAATGGGCGCGAGGCAATGGAAAAACCTTTTGTATCGCCGCAAAGGTTGCTAGGCATACATTCATGGCTGAGGCTGAAGGGAAAACCGAGACATGGCTGATTGCCTCAGCTACCAGAGATCAGGCCAGAGAAGCGATTGACATGGTAGCCCGGTGGTGCAAAGTGTTTTTCGCCATGGGGAAAGAAATCGGAATTATTGAGGAGGAGGTGAAAACCGCAGACGGGAAAGAGATCTTCACCCGATATTTGATTAGAATTGGCCGCCAGAGAATCATGGCTCAGGCTGCATCACCGGGAGCGGCGCGGGGCTATACGGCTAATATTTGGTGGGATGAAGCAGCGCATCATCCCGATGGCAAGGAAATGTATGAGGCGCTGAGACACTGCACCCGGGGCCTATTCAAGATGATTGTTTCCGGCACGCCATGGGGCGATCGGGAAAACATGTTTTACCAACTTGTTCACAACGAAAAAACCTACAAGGGTAAGCCGCTGTGGAGCAAGTCGATCGTCGATATTGTGCAGGCAGTAGCCGAGGGCAGGCTATACGATATTGACCGAGAGAAGGAGCAATCAGATCCCGACAAATGGGCGCGAGAAATGATGCTGCAATGGATTGATGGCGTTACTCAATGGATTGGTCAATCATTGATAAGGGCTGCTAGATCGATCGAATGCAGCATTGATGGTAGCAAAGCCAAATTTACCAATCTGGCTACTCTCAAACCCAGATTTTTTATTGGCAACGATATTGGCCTGCGAGGCGATCGATGGGTGGCCTGGGTACTGCAAAGAGACGGCCGACTTGTGAGGACGGTGGAAGTAGTCAGCTTACAAGGCGCTGACTTTGAGGAGCAAGAGAAAGAGATTGCAAGACTATGGAAGAATTACTCACCGGAAGGCATGGCAATCGACCAGGGCGGCATGGGTGAAGAATCTACCGAGAAATATATTAAGAAGTATGGTGCTAGCCGGGTGGAGGGCGTGATTTTTAACGGAAACAACAAAGGAGCGATGGCACTTCAAACCAAGAATGGGCTACAAAAAGGCATCATATTATTGCCGCCAATGCCCAGTGACCAAAAAGAGGCGGCGGCAATCGAGAAAATCGAAGAGGATTTGCGATCAATCGTGCGGTGTGTGAGTGCTGCTGGGAATGTGCGGTTCACTGCCGATCGGCGTGATTACACACACGCCGATCATTATTCGGCGCTAACACTGGCAGTTTACAAAGCTTTAGGCGCAGGCGAGGAATTAAGGCAGCCCAAGGCATCGGGTACTAGGCAGAAACAGAGGGCTAATGATTATTCTGGGTACAACTAACCGCAGAACAGGCTACAATCACCTTCCTTTTCTCACTAATTTAATTTCGTATCCCAAAACATCTACCAATCCAATTAAAAACGAAATGCCATCAGGGGGCATTATTCGCGATCGCCAGTCACCCAGCCTTCTCCCGATCGTGCGGTGGCTTGTATCAGTTTCAGCCTCCATCATCCGAGATATAGCAGGGGCTGATAGCTCGGAACTATCAATGAGGCTGTTTATTTCTTGCCAGAATTCTAGGTAGGGGCTAGCTATGGGGCTTACCCCATAGATTGCAGCAATTGAATCTATCCCAGACAGCCTTAAAACGGCCGTGCGAACACTCGAAATCTTTACTTGCGGCCTCCACAATATGATCAAAGTCGGAACGGATGAACCCCAACGACTCGTAACCCAACGCTCTCAGCTTTCTTTCCTGCATTGTAAGTAATTCCATTTTTTGCCTTTAATTAACTGCTGACTCTTCTAATTATGCGTGATTAATCTCTCAACGTCAAGAGCCACCGATAAACTAAAATAAAGCAGTGCAATTTATCAGGGTGCTGTATGGGGCGGGCTTATTTAGAGATCGAGTCGGGTAAGGGCGAATGGTCGAAAGTCCTTGATTTTGGATTTTACTCTCAGCCAATGCAGCGAGTTTGGCAAGTTGCTGGAATGTACGATCTGAGTCAGTACAACGGGCAGAGAGCCGATGCAGTTTGGCAGGGGCTAGACAGCACTCTGAACACGCTGCGAACAGATCCAGGTGTGGCCAGCCAGCTAACCGCTCAAGAGTATGCAGCGTTTTCTCAGGCTGAAGCATGGCTGCGAAAAACGCGAGAATATTGCTACTTGCACGAATACGCGACAATGCGAGTCGAAGTAAAACCACCAATCCAATTATTTGCAGCTTAAGTATGAAAATAGCGATCGATTGCGGCCATGGAGTATCCCCAGATACTGGAGCCGAAGGTATTATCACCGAAGAAAAAACTGTGCAGGCGATCGGTGAAAAGCTGAAAGCTGAATTCCTACTGCGCGGCCATCAAGTAATTATGTGCAAGCCAACCAAGGCGAGCAGCGTAACTGATAGCCTGAATCAGCGCTGCAATACTAGCAACCAAGGCGGCGCTGATTTATATGTAAGTCTGCATTGCAATGCTTTTCAAGCCACTGACAAGCCGATGGGCACTGAAGTCTTCGCGATCGGGGCAAAGGGCAAGGAAATTGCTGCCAGAGTAGAATCTCAAATCGCAAGACTCGGCTTTAAGTCGCGAGGGGTGAAACAGGGAGATCATTTGTTCGTACTCAAATACACCCAAGCACCGGCTATTCTCGTGGAGCTATTTTTTATTGATAGCAAAGCCGATGTAGAACTTTACAGAAAGCTTGGGGATATGGGCATGGTGACAGCGATTGCTAGTGCCATACTCGGCAGCGCACCACTAAATACTGGCAAAACTTTGGGGCAATTTATCAATGAAGGTGGATGCTCTACGGCGGCGATCGCGGGGCTAAACAAAGCACTTATTGATGCAACTTATGGGATGGTATCTATACCTGCTGATTGCCCTAAGATCGAGGTTAGTGATAAAGCCGTAAATCTGGCTATCAGTGCAGACTTAGAGCCAAGCTTCTGGCAGGTGGTAAATGAGTACTTCGGGAAAGCCGGAAAAAGACTAAAAATCAATAGCCTCTATCGCACCGCAGCACAGCAAATCTGCTTGTATGAATGGTATAAGCGGGGGATGTGTGACATTGGAGCGTGCGCCAGACCGGGCACTAGCAACCATGAAGCTGGGCAGGCGATCGATGTAGATGATTACGAAACAGCCAAAGCCATTTTTAAGAAATTTGGCTGGGTATGGCAGATGGATAAGTCGGGCAACGATCCAGTCCATTTCGAGAAAGATTTGGGTGCTGAAAAGGTTACGGTGCTAGCCCTCCAGAAATACTGGAACGCCCATAACCCTGCCGATCTCATTGCCGAAGACGGCAATTATGGCGACATCACCAGATCTAAGGCGCTACAGTTACCAATTGCCGGATATTAATTAAATGCCCAAAGCATCTACCCAATCTCGATCGATCAAAACTAGAAAACAGCAGACCCCACCGGCCATACAGCGCGCCATTATGGGGCAAGAGCAAACCCCTAAACGCGCTGATTTCTGGGGTGCTTATTTAGATAGGTATGTACTGCCGTCTACCGACCCTATCCTTCGAGATAAGGGCGGGCATAACCTAGATTTTTACGAACCTGTAAGGCAAGACGATCAGGTTAAAGCGGGCATGGGACAACTCATCGCCCAAATCATCAGCCGCGAAACTATCGTGTTGCCGGGTGGCGACAAGCCGATCGACATTGAAGCAGCCAAAGACCTCAAGCGCCAACTATCAGAAATCCCATGGGACGATGTTTGCTCCAAAATGGCTTGGGGTAACTTTTGGGGATTCTCGATCGCCGAGGCTATGTATGAGCCAGGGGAAGGCGATCGGGTGGAGTTAGCAGGTCTATTGCCACGCCACCGAAAAAGGTTCTTATGGACTTACGAAAATGAAATTCGTTGGCGAAACAATCGAGATTACAACGGTGCCGAGTTGCTGCCTAATAAATACTGGGTGTTTACACTTGGGGATGATTCGGTAGACGATCCGAATGGCCGGGGGCTGGCTTATTGGCTGTATTGGCCAACATTTTTTAAGCGCCAGGGGATGAGGTGGTGGATATTATTTTTAGAAAAATACTCTAAGCCTCACCGCCATGGAACCTATCAAGTAGGGGCGACACCGGAGGAGATTGAATCGCTAGAAGATGCGCTCCAGGCATTTGGGGAAGATGACTGGACAACCTCATCCGAAGGAACCACTATTAGCTTGATCGAAGCAAGCCGATCGGGCGGCTCTGATTACCAAGGCATGGTGGACATCTGTAATGCCGCTATCAGTAAGATCATTAACGGCCAAACCATGACCACCGATAACGGCAGCAGTCGATCGCAAGCCGAAGTCCATCAAGACATTGGGACGGCCATGGCTAAGCAACTATCTGATGTGATCTGCCAAAGCTTCAGCAACTCGATCGGGCGCTGGCTTACCGAGTGGAACTACCCAGGGGCGGCTATACCCAAGGTGTGGAGGCAATTCGACAGCAAGGATATCAAGGCGGAGGCGGATACAGATACGGTGCTTTCAGCGCTAGGCATCAAGTTGAAATCTGATGCGATCGCCGAAAAGTACGGAGACAACTATGAAATCCCAGAGGCCGACGATGCTCTTACTCAATTAAACGGTGAGCAGGTCAATGCCTTGGTCTCAATCGTGACCAGTGCCCAGCAAGGCGGCTGGAAGCCCGAGCTAGTGGCCGGTCTGATTGCTGGCGCGTTCCCGTCATGGCCAGACAAGGCGATCTCCGCCATTACCAAAAATCTTGGGGGCAGTGCCGAAGGTGGAGCCACGCCAGGGCAACCATCCCCAGAAAAAGCCCGATCACTTTTGGATAATGCCAAGTTTGAGGCAGAACCAGAACCAGATCCACTGCTGCCGATCGCTGAAGCACTTCTGGCAAAGCTGGAAAGTGCAGAATTTCAAAGTGCAGAATTTCGTGGTGCAACAGTAAAAAAACCTCAAGCGGCTGGTAAAAAGCCGAAGTGTCAGTCACAGAATCATAGCTGTGGTCGATCGTGCATCTCTGGGAAAAAAGTCTGTAGGATCGAAGCTTCGAGCGCCGCCCAAGAAAAAATTGCCCAGCTCAAAAAAGAGTTGGCAGAGGTTAAAAGCAGTCAGCCAAGATTGGACGCGGGGTTTGTTGGTGAAATTGACGCTAAGGATATTAAGGCCGACCCCAAACGTTTCCAGTACAAGCTAATCGGTGAGCATACCAAAACCGGCGAAGTTGGCAGCCTGTCTGGGGTTAGCACCTATGACCCAAATCTAGCCGGGGTGGTGCAAGTCTGGCGAGATCCAGGCGATAAACAGCTCTATGTGATTAATGGTCACAATCGGTTGGCGCTGGCTAATCGAGCAGGTGCGGAAAAGGTGACAGCTAGAATTATTGATGCACCTGATGCTGCTCACGCACGGGCGATCGGGGCATTAACAAATATCGCCGAAGGCCGGGGCACTGGCTTGGATGCTGCTAAATTTTTCAAGGATACTGGCTTAACTGCCGATGACCTGAAAAAGAAAAGCATTCCCATGAGAGAGCAGATAGCTCAAAAGGGGCTAGCGATCGCTAAACTGGAGCCGGGATTATTTACCAAAGTGGTAAACGGCGATCTCTCTGAAGCCAGAGCGGCGATTATTGGTGAGGCTGGACTGAAGCCAGAGCAGCAGCGCGACCTCTATGAATTGTCTGAAAAGAAAGGAAAAAAAATAACCGATCAAGTATTATCGGAATTGGTTGCGGGAGTGAAGGCCAGCAGCAGCCACCAGGTAGAGCAATTCGATCTATTTGGTGGCTCTCTCCAAACCAAAACCAACGCGATCGAGCGGGCAAGCTTAGCCGCAGGCATTCGATCGCAGCTTGGTAAGGATAAGCGCATTTTCGGCTTGGTGGCTAAATCTCAGGCTGCTAAGGAACTGGCGCGGGGCAACAACGTGATCGACCAGGCAGCATCTAAAGATATTGCCCAGCAGTCGGCGCAAACAATGGCGGTGTTTGACGATCTCAAACATGCTTCAGGACCGATCGCTAAAGCGTTGAATGCGGCTGCGGTACGTGTGGCCGCTGGCGAGAAACAGGGAGCTGTACAGCGAGAGCTTTATAGTCAGATTGCCGAAATAATTAAAGGAGGTAAGTATTGATGGCGCTAAACCTTGACCTAGTAACTACGGAAACAGCCGCCAACTTTGCGGCTGTGAATTATTTGCACAAGGCTGAATTTGCTAAGTTGCCGGAGGGTTCGACCCGATCGATCAACGGTCAAAATTACTATTTAAAAAATAGTCGGTGGCACAGCCAGAAGACTGGTGAGCTGCTACAAAATAAGATCGAGAATGCTGATGATGATCGATCGGCTGCCGAGGAAAAAGCCAGTTCTGCCGAAGCCCGAAAAGAGCGCAGAGAGCTAATAGCAAGCCTTCAGCGAGATAAGCCATACTCAGTAAAGCCCGTTAGCGGGGGCTATGAAGTTACCATTGCTCATTCTGATATAGATTTGGATGGGGCGAAAATAACCCAAGCTCCCAGTAAAATATTAATCAAAGGCGATCAGGTGCAAATTGACCAAGGCGATATTGAGGGGCTGGGGACTCCCGCCAAGGGCACCAGTAGCACTCATGCAGTTAGCCATAATCCGATTAAGGTAACGGCTGGCAGCTCACAACTACAGATACATGATGCCCTCTACCACCGCGATCGGGGGCTGCTCAAAAAGCCTGATGGTAAATTCGCCCAGTTTGCAAAAATTCCGGAGGGAACTAAAAAAGGCGATAAAATTTTGAAGGATAGCCGCTGGCATTCAATTGATGATGAAGATGACGATCTGGACTTACCAGACATAGCGATCGACTACAGTAATTTGGACGACTTGAATTTGGACGACTTGTTTATGGAAGACTTTAATCCACCTATCGAAAAAGAGTCAGTACCGCTATTCAGCAAGGAGCAGACGGCGGTGCTGGACAGTCTTTCAAAGGAACAGGCCGATGCTCTAAGGGAGTTAGGGGCGGCAAGCCTGGAAACACATATGGAGATTTACAATAAAATAGCAGGCAACGAAAAACTTTTTAAAACCTTTGAGGAGTTCGAGGATGTCTTTGCCCGAATGGGCTGGGCATAGTAGGTACAAACAAAATAATTAAAAAATCATGCAAATCATCGCACCTGAAAAATATCCAGCCATCCTTGACTACTTAAATAACCCACCAGCCGAAGGCGAAGATCCACCATACGGCGATGGCATGGATCAAATATTTGCCGCCAAGCTGGACGATAACGGTGATGTGATAGCGATCGGTGGTGATGGTGGCAAAATACTGGCGATCAAAATTGGCGACACCGAAACATCGATTCGGCTCGCTAATTTTGATGACACTAAGGATGTTCTTGCACCAAAAGAGGCGGCTAAATTTGCAAAATATCCAGAAGGACAGGAGCAGATTATTGATAGTATTAAAAATGCTGGCGATCGGGAGATCTCGGCATGGCTAGACAATATTAAAGATGTATTGCTAACTGCCGACGATCTGGATACTGCAAGAGATGCAGTGTTTCAGTTTTACCCAGATTTAGACAGTGCAAAATTTCAGAGTGAGATAGAGAATCACTTAACTTTAGCTAGTTTGCAAGGATATTTTGAGGCTGAAAATGAGCAGTGAAATTTATGAAAAGATTGGGCGCAGGATAGTAAGTATTGTTACTATTGCCGAGTTCGCTAAGGCTGCTGACAAAGGCACTGGCGGCAAAAAGAATAAATGCCAACCTCAGAACATTAGCTGCGGTAAAAGTTGTATTAGTGGTACGAAAACATGCAGGATTAGCATGACTATGGAACAGCAAAAGGCAGCGAAGCAATTAAAAGCTAAGCTAGGGGTGGATACAAGCAAGGAGATTGGAATTACCACGCCATTAAAAGAAGGCGGAGGAAAGCTGAAGCTTACAATCGCAAATTACAGGAGGTCGCGTGATGCAAACATTGCAACAGGTATTGCAAGGTATTGATGCTGATGAGGCGATCGATCAAACGCCAGAGCAGCAAGCTTTAATTAAAAAGCTGGAAGAGCTGGACAAGAAAATATTACGACAAAATAATGCCCGATCTATTTGATATTGATGATCAGCGCCTCCCAATGGCCGAAGCGATCGACTACTTAGCACAAAAGCTCGATTTGGATACCGATACCTGGAGGGACGGCCAGGGCATCACACAGTTATCTAATTTCACTGTTGCATCTGCTAAGGGGGCATTGCTTCAGGATCTCCACGATACCCTCGATCGATCGATTGATGCTGGCGAATCTATGCAGCAGTTTATTGATCGCCTTGCCAAAGTTACCGATCGGTGGGTTGGTCGATCGGCGTGGCGGGCACAGCTAATTTACGATCAAAATATTCGCCAAGCTTACGGACTGGGGAGGCTCCAGCAGCAAAATGAAACTGTAGCCGATCGACCATATTGGGAATGGCGACATGGCGATAGCCGCGACCCTAGGCCAGGGCACAAAGCCTTGAATGGCAAAATATTTAGAGCCGAGGATGTGACTGTATATCCTCCAAGCGGATTTGGCTGCACCTGCAAGGTGTTCAGCCTCTCGCGCAGTGACTTCGACAATGGGGGTGGTAAGCTATCAAAATTTGATTTAGAACCAGACGAGGGCTTTTTATACCGCGACGATATAGAGAAAAAAATTGAGAGCCTGAAAATTGATCAGACTCTCAAAAAGTTTATGGCTGGGGAATTGGCGTTCTAACTAGTTCATAAATAATTCCTGATAATTAGTTCTTTTGCTTTTCGCCGATCGGCCTCCTGCTGTTTAAGTTGAAAGAAGAATCCTCTCGCCTTTAGCCCTCGCCATCGCCATCGCCATCGCCATCGCCATAGCCATAGCCAGAGCCAGAGCCATCGCCATCGCCATAGCCAGAGCCAGAGCCATAGCCATCGCCAGAGCCATAG